TTCATTGATTTTTTTGTATTTTCATAATATTTTTTTTATACATTTGCGAAATAATTATGAAAGAGAAAGAAAGAGTAAAACTTCATTTTAGTTTTTGCCATAGAAAACCTGAAAGGTCTTTCTTTTGGAAAGGAAAACAGTTTCCTGTATGTGCAAGATGTACAGGAATACATTTGGGGTATCTTTCTTTTCCATTCTTCTTATTTGGTGTAATATCCCTTAATTTTTGGATGACTATTTTACTGATAGTTCCCACTTACTTAGATGGCTTTATTCAGGCTTATTATAATAAGGAAAGCACCAATATGAGAAGACTAATTACAGGACTAATGGCAGGCATAGGAACTATGTCTTTGGTCTCCATTACTGGAATATATATAGCTGAATTAATTTTAAAATTTGTTTAATTATGAGTGATTTAAATCAAAATCCTAATGTAAATCAACCACAAGATCAAGAAGATTTGGAGATGTGGATGAAAGTTCTTTCATTTTGTATTCCTATCGCGGGAGCTGTTATCTATTTTATGAACAAAGATAAAGCACCTGTAAAAGCAAAATCTGCATGTACTATGGCATTGATAGGTTTTGGTGTAGGACTTGTTTTACAAATCATCCAAAGAGTATTGATGAACTAGGATAAACAATTATTAAAATGCATTTGAAAAATTTCAAATGCATTTTTTTATGAAAAAATTTGGTAGTAAAAAAAAATGTTGTATATTTGCAAAACAATACCGCGGGATGGAGCAGTAGGTAGCTCGTCGGGCTCATAACCCGAAGGTCGTAGGTTCGAGTCCTGCTCCCGCTACTAAGTAAAGGAGGAATAATAAACTTAATTGCGAAATCACTGATTTTTAGAGGTTTTATAAAGGGTTTATTATTCCTCTTTTTTTGTGTTTTGGTCTCTATGTTGGTCACTCAGTAGATAAAAGTAGTGCCTGGTTGTGTTTTAAAAGTTTAAAACATAACTGAAATGATAGAAAACATAAGCTTTGGAAAAGATGCTGCTTATCTCTATGCAGCTATGAACTACAATTTTTTTATAAAAAAAGAGAGTGACAAATCTGGAAAGTCACCTATTTATCTCAATGTAAGATTGAACGGAAAAAGAGCAAGAATCTCTACTTTATTAAAAATAGAAGAAAAACACTGGGATAAAGAAAAGAAAAAAGTTATCAAGTGTGATGAAGCAGATGATTACAATCTTATTTTGAAACAATTAGAAAACAGAATCACTAACATCATCGTCAAACACAGACTTTCTGAAACTCCACTTACAATGGATATGTTTCTGAATCAGCTAAAAAACGCACCACCAAGTTATGATTTGGTGCAATTCTTTGAGCATGTAATCCAAGACCAAGACCTGTCAGAATCTACCATAATAAAACATAAAGGAATATTCAATAAGCTCAAAAACTCCAAAATACCAAGCTCTTTTCCAGATATCAATTTGCTTTGGTTCGACAAATACAGATCCTATTTAAAAAAATTAGGAAATAATTCTGCTACAGTAAATACCAATATCAGCATCATCAAGAAATACCTTCGCATGGCAAAAGCGAATGGAATAAAAATCTATGTAAATTTGGATTGGGTCAAGGTCGGTTCTACAGGAGGAAGAATCATTTGGCTCAAAGAAGAAGAAATAAAGAAAATGGAGGAATACTACTATTCTTCTTTTATTCCAGAACATTTGAAGTTAAGTTTGGGATATTTTCTATTTTCATGCTATACAGGACTGAGAATTTCCGATGTTATGGAAAGGAATCGTGATGACTTCAATGCTGACACCTTCGAGTTTATTTCGATTAAAACGAAAATGCGCCAAATCATAGGAATAGGACAAAAATGCAGACAAATAATAGACAACAATCCCATGCTGTTCATCGCAAAAAAGGCAGGAGTCCACATCAATAAGCAAATCAAGGAAATTGCTAAAATATGCGGAATCAAAAAAAATATATCATTCCATACAGCAAGACACAGCTTTGCTACCAATTATCTAATCAAAGGCGGAAAGGTGGAAAACCTGCAAAAGTTATTGGGACACACTAAAATAATGACTACAATGAAGTATGTCCATATTATAGATGAAGAAGCTGCACTAACGACAAACATCTTCGATTAAAAAACTTTTGCCCCTAAATAGGAGCAAAAGACTAATAAGTTTCAGTTTCTATCTCTATAGAATAGTGTTTATCCGAAATGGAATTTTTTACCCAGGATTTTATCCAGTGCCTTTTGTTGTAGGCAAAAATTTCCGAGCGGATATCATACTTACGGATTTTGTTTTTTTCCGCAATGAATGTCCATTTGTAGCTGAAGTTAGACAGCCTGTTCATATACCAGGGCTTAAGATGCTCGGCGCACTCCTCTCCTTCTAGCCCCCTCGGATTGGTGGCATGGTTGTCGCCGTCTCTGTCCAGCCCTGCGTAATAAACCAGCATCAAGGAACTTTCCTTGTATGCCTTGGCAGTATTAGCACCACGGAAAAACGCCATCGGAAGACAAAAGCCATTAACAGTAACTTCTGTAGTATTTTCAGGCACAAAATGAGGATTGAGCTGATAACCTTTTTCATTGAAGAAAATATTTCTGTTTTCCATTCCCTCTACTTCTGGAAATTTCAAATGAAAATACTCTTTATCAGTAAATTTCCTGATAGGATTTTCTACCTCAAAGGCTCTGAAATCCTCTGGCTCCTTGCTCTTATCAATTCTAATAAGGTTCATTATAGCCTTGGAGCCATCAAAAGTAAGGTCATAGTTTCGCCAGTTCTTGATGATGGTCACCAAATCCCCGAACGACATATCTGGCACCGCTTTTTTAAGATTAACCCTGTTAAAATTAAATACATACGGAATCACATTGCCCTCTATGGTGTGCTGTCTCATCGGTCGGATTTCCATATACGCCAGACCTATATCTTTTTTAGAAGAATCCATTAAATGCGGCGCCTCTAAATAGCCGTAATATTCAAAGACAAATTCCTTCCTATCCACGGCGTCTTGCTCGCTGACATCTAAAACAAAGCTTAAATTCTCCACCACTTGGAGCTGATTACCAGCACCGAAAGAATAAACATGCTTGCCTCCATAATAGAGATTAACATCGGCGCCCTTCAATGCATTATGCACTTTGAAATAAATTCTGTATTTCCCTGGCGCCTCTATCACTACTGATTTTTTCCACTTCCCAAACATATCCCCCCTAGGAGTCCGCTCGGTCAAATATACTTCCTCCTTGAACATGCTGAGTTTATGTAGTTTTTGGTCTCCTGTCGTGTAGTAGTTTTTATCGGTAAAAATACATCGCTGAAGCAGATGCTCATCGCTAAGAATATCCCCCATAAGCTGGAACCCTGCATCTTTAAACCCAGCCTTCAGAACATACAGTAGGTAAGGCATCGGATGGATGATGTTTTTATTATAAACATCCATGCCGTCCTCTACTCTATTTCTAGGGAAACTCTTTTCAGCCTTTCCCTGTTCCTGCACTCTGTTGTTTATCATCGAATCAAAATATTTCCATTCCTCACTGTCCAGATTGTATTCATCTGTATAGAGTTTTGGGAAATTATAATCTGATGCGGGATAACTCTTTTCTACGACTTCATTGGCGTGCTGGTAGATGTCTGGAACTTCGAAATTATGCAGAGGCAGATCTGCTAGTTTTTTGTCAAAATTAGGTAAGTTTTCAAATCCAGAATCAATCTGGAATTTTAACGACTTTGTCCCAAACTCCAGAATCTCGATTTTTCCTTTTCTCCGTTTCCCCTCGTGGATATGGATTCCATCATGAAACCGCTTAAGTTTAGAATTGTCAAGCGAAGAAAACTGACCTATCTTCCTAAGAAATTCCACCGTATAAGGACACTCTATGGGCAAAGTGTAGTTGGTCCAGAAGCTGTCCTTGAATCTTGGGTTTTCTTCGGTAAAACTAAATGAAAGCCCGTTCAGTGGAATTTCTATTCCTTCATTGGTTATAAATTTGTCCTGCATTGTTTTTTTTATATTTCTTTCAAAATTCTAAAAAATAGGACACTATATAAAGGACATATAAGGTTATTTTCTTTTGCATTTATTTATCAATAGCACCACCCCAGAAACTAGTAAACAAAATATAAAAAATACAATAAAAGTATGCCACCACTTATACATACCTATTGACCAAAGAAAAACAGAAATAAACATACACAAGAAGAATATTGTTTCAGCCCAAATATCAGTTTCTTCTTCCTTACTATTGGTTGCTTTTTCTTTAAAAAAATATTCACTTATATTCCTCATTTCCAATCTAATTTTTATTATTTTCTTAATCTGAAAAATCACATCGCTCCATTGTATGTTTCCTTATCATTTTTAAAAAACTTCTTTTGTAATCGCTGAACATTTATTTGTTTTTTTATACTAAACCCCATTTAAACAGCGAATTTATTAAAAACTTTTCTAAAAAAGGATAAAAAACTAATATTTTTA